TTTCTCCGCTCATTACCTTGTCCACCACATCTGCCATGAGGTGGTGATGCCAATTCACGATGAACTTTAGTGTATGCCGAGCTTGAAAAAAGTGACGTGTAAAATGGAGATGGCTTTGTTCACAAAGCATCTTATCGATAAACTGTTCTTTCGTAAAACAGTTAGAGCTTGTGTTGAGCATTCTTAATCAATTGTGCTGCTTCTTCTTCGGTCATTCTTTCAACACCAGTTTGAAGATCAACCGTGAGTTTATTCTCCTCTTTTACTTTGCCCACAATTCTATCAAGTAGCACATTGAGCGCCTGAGCATCTCCTTTGTTGATAGCTGTGATTGCAACGGAGCAAATCCATACTTTGAAAACAGAGGACGCCGGATTAGCTTTGACTTCTTTCAAAGACTCTAAATTGTTTTGAAGAATGAATCCACCTACCTCAGCTATCTCCTGTTGCGTGAGCCGCTTTACAGCTCTCAATTCTTTATTGTGGGCACCAGCGCCCAATGGGTTGTGTACTTCCCCTTTTTTAAACAGTCTGCCTTTTTTTGTAGGATGCGGATTAGCCACGTTTTTTCTTCCTCATCTGTTTGTCTTTTGAAATGAGTTCAGCCCAAAGAGCAATGGCATTGTCTGCTTGTAGAAAAGCATATTCAGCTTTTTTATTCTCAAAGCTCTGATACACCACCGGGAATGTTTTCAAGGGTTGGGATGCCTTCAAAAGCAGCTTAGTGAAGTTTATCCTAGCCATATTACTTCCTTAATTTTCTTTTTGCCCTTTGGGCCTTCAAGACCTTTTGCTGTGTGAAATTTTTCAAAGGGTAACCAATTAGCTCCGTCCATTTCACACACTATTTTTTGTCCATTTCTTGATTTAGACCATTTAGCTAATGCTGAATAGTCAATATCATTATATGTGTAAAGACGACCAGCTTCAGCCGAATAAGGCGGGTCTATAAACCATGTAGCATTTAAATTATCAATTTTATCAAACGACTTTTGCTCACAAGTCCAGTGTCTTATCCCGTCTAGTTGGCTTGCTATTCTGTTTTTTATAGTCGTACCCCATTGCGAGTTTGGTCTAACCCCAGACTTCATCCAAGTAGAGGGTTTATTTCGAGGTTCACAAGATCCTTTGTTACACCAATAGCCAATGAGCCATTTAGCTTCCTGACACACCTTTAAATCGCGTACATCCTCGAATAGTTCAGGCAGTGACATTATTTCACTGGCTTTAGCATTTATCAAAAAATTCCATACACCACACACTCTTTCGTTTAAATCGAATAGTTTAACATTCTTAGCTGAGTATCTAATTGAGTATCCAGCACTCCCAGCGAACGGCTCTATTATTGTTTCATGCGCAGGTTGCGGATAGCGTTTTGCAATTCTATATTTGCCACCATAATAAGTAAAAAACAGTTTCATAATTTCTCCGATTCAACTATTATAGTATAGATGATGTACTTGTTGTCAAGGGATAGTTACCTTTGCTTAATTATTTAAGCACACCCTTATAATGATAGTGCGGGCCGGGCTTGAGTACCGGCTTCCATCAACTTAAATGCCTCTAAGTTTTTCGAGTTTGCAAAGCTCTGAATGGACTTGAGTGTTTACACTTCAAGACATGTCCTTCTGTGCTGCCGCACGCTTCAATTTGACCATGCTTTCTCTGTATAGTTTTTGACTTTCTTTAAGCCCGGCGGCTTTACCCCAACAGTACCAGCCAAGAGCCCACAAATATAAAACTAAAAGCCAGAAAGTTGTAGAGAGTATATACCAGCCCGTAGCCTCGCTCATTTCTTCACCTGATCCAAACAAACCAGATACTGCTTACGGGATCTCACGTCTTCGACCAAAAGCCGTTCGTTATTTTTACACAATCCCGATTGATAGTTCCGAATGAAAGAAGTGAGTGCATATACATCAATCACGCCTGAGGTAACGACTTGAGGAACATAGGCCGATTTTCTAGCCATGTGAGAGGACCAGCTATTGGATGCAGCCACAAGCACCACAACCATCATGAACAGGCACCAAAGACTGAAACCACTTAGAACACCCAGCACTGCTTGTTTCATCGTTTACCCTTTGTGCGCTTAAGGCTTGCTTGAACAGCCCCACGACTAATGCCTAACATACGCGAGATTTGGCATTGATTGTATCCCCCACCAAAAAGCCGCCTGATTTTCGCGTCATCCACTTCGATGGGCCTTCCCATCTTGGGCCGCACATAGCCTGACTTGTTACAACTTGGACAAATCATTTCCAATACCTCGCTTTAGCCTCTGGAATAAACATCGTGCTGCCACAATTGCAGTTCCAATAGTATCCATTCGTAAGTCCACATTCTTTATCGACGTGGTACTTAGCATGCTCCGGAACAGTGTCAAACACTTTTTCACAGCATCCACAGCGTTTTACCCGTTCAAGTGCTTTTTGCTCGCAAGCCGGGCACAAAGTGGCACCACCTGAATAAGAGTCACATTTAGCGCATTTCATGCTTAGCGCATATCTCAGACGCTATAAAATGTCAAGTATTAATAGCAGTCTGTGAATAAGGGCTTTTTGCGTTCACTTCGAGTCTTTGAATCGTGGCACGGCTTACATAAAGCTTGAAGCCCTTTTGATGAGCAATAAAGTCTTTCAAAATAACCGCCATCCAAATCACCAACAGGTACAATGTGGTCTACAAAAATCTTCGGAACTTTCTTTTTACACTTATTGCAATGAACAAAACCATCCGCTTGAGTAGCTCGCTCAATGCAAAGCTTTTTTGGATAGGACCAACTCCACACCTGTCTGGTAACTCGTCTTAAGTTGGCAATATCTTTTGCACCCATACCATCCACACGCGCTTTAGGATCGTTCTCTTGCCAAATATTGAAGACTCGTTTTGCAGCCTTAACGGCAGCCGGAATCGCATTACACTTCTCAAGATAAGTTTTAAGGTCATCCCAGTTTTTAGGCTCGATGAAATTGTTGTCCCTGAGAGCGTCTTCAACAAAATCTAAATTGGGGCCGTCTGGAAAAAATCCTTTCTTGCGTTGCTTGTCCATCCACTTTTTAAAGACCCAATTTTTCTTCTTAGCGGCTTCTGGTAAATTGCGCTCCTTCCATTTTGTGAAATCCATGTTGAAATAGAAATTAATGCTGGAAGAACTGATAGGCTTACTTTTGTAGCCTAATCGCCTGGCCGCTTCAATGAACGCCTCATTTGAAACATAGGGGCGATCACCCATTTCTGCACCATAGGATTCCACCAAATGCTTCAATTTGTATGACATGAAGCTGTCATTGATCTTTTTTGCCGGAATCACGAATTTCTTAATCCACTTGGTACAAATTTTAATCTGATTTTCGTCCATTTTGTCTCCTGTAACCCATTTTGTGGGGTAACCGTCATCTTGTAGGTAACCATTTTTTGTCTCATAGTATGAGAAATCGGAATCAAATTACCCCAAAACCCGAATTTCCGCCATTTCCCTATGCGCGCTTACGCGTGCACATACGCGTGTGTGTATGCCTCCTCTCTCTAATTATTAAAGACCTATTGTTATAGTAAATTGGGGTAACTTAGGTAATAGCACAAGAAAAACGGTGAAATTACCTCGTAAAGTTTTCAGTTTGGTGGCTACCCCAACAGCAGAAAATTGAAGTAACTTTCGGGTAACGGGAGTAACTATCTTCTCCAGCATTTTCCTGCCACTCCTTTAATTTTTGCAGTTGTTCTTCTAAATTTAAGCCGATGCATGATGCGCCCAATTCGTCTCATGTCATAGGGTGACGGTTGGCCATTTCCATTGGTGATATTAATTGCGCGCCACAACTCAAGCGTGGTGAAAATGGATGCCTCTGAATTTTTCACAATGCACTTAATTTCAACCTCCCATTCGTCCACCTCAAAGCGTTTATTTTGTTGTTCGCGTGCAACGGATTCAAGCTCCTCCGACAGATAGAGGTCCTCACCCAATTCGTATCTCATCATGGCTTCAGCCCATAGTTGATCACGATGGGCTCTAATCCATTCCCTATCGGCTTTCTCAATTTTGAGGGGCCAATAGCGGCGGTTTCCTGTTTCGTCCGTAAAATATTCAGACGCATTGGTTGAGCCAATGAACACCGATTGGCGTGGGTAGTCCTCTGAGCGTCTGCCGTAACTCATGCGCACTCGGTCCACCTGCCGCGAGAGAAAGCTCTTAGTGTGCTCATTCTCGCTTCCTCGAATTGAGGCTAGCTCCCCCAGCTCAACAATCCACTTACCCGTCATTTGATCTACGACATCCTTATTCTTGATATCGCCCAACCCATCGGTGAACCAAGCGCGAGAGGACAAGATACCAAGTGACATGGATTTTCCCTTTCCTTGATCACCCTCAAGCACCATCACGTAATCAAACTTAATTCCCGGCTCAAATACTCGTGCCACCGCCGCGGTTAGAACCTTACGACCTATAGCGCGTACATAGTCTTTAGGTCCTAATGCTCCAAAAGCTTTCACTAGCCACGTATCGAGTCTGGGTGTTTTGTCCCACACGAGAGAACTCAAATAGTTCCTCACAGGATGGTGCGCGTATTTGCGAGCCACAAACGAATGAGCCTCAAAGCAAAGTGTTTGGCTGGGCTCAAACCGATAGTGGCACGCCACATAGTGTTTAAGTGCCAAGTCATCATGATCCGCAATCTCGCGCCCTTTCTTTCCACCGTAAGGAGTATCCTTCAGAAAGAAAGCTCTAGCCGAGAATTCATTAAAGCCCACAAGGCCGCCACCCATGAGCTGCTCAAGAATGTGGACCATGTTCCTAAGTGTGGATTTAGGCCAGCCCCCTTTTCCCAAATCAGGCAAAACCGATTTGTTATCATTTTTAATTTTCGCCTCTTCGACAACCGCTTCTTTCGCCGTCAGCTTCACGTGCTCGGGTGGATGGGAAAAGAATCTCATCACGTCAGTGGATTCCCGAGCAGGCTTGAGCGCATATTGTCTGAGCCACCGGATAAAGCTCTTACGCGATCTCCCGCGAGTCTCCGCTGCACAAAACATCCAATTGCCTGGATCACTGAGCACTGACAGAATTTCATTGTCGGTGAGCCCGTAGCGACACAAGGTGATGGCAATGGACAAAAGCTCAGCTGACTTATCCACTGAGCCCACCCCATCCTCAAGAAGCCTGATCACATCATCGGGAATTCTTGAAGCTCTCAAATTCACTTCTGCAATTTCGAAAGGTGGACCTTCACTCAGCTCCTCTTTGGGTGTGAGGGAAACTGGGTCCGCCCACTGGCTTGGATCAAACACCGGCAGATTCTTTTCCCAGCTCAGGGGCTTTTTCCACACGTAGGGCTCGCCACTGGGATGAATGGAGGGTGGCAAAACCATCTGACGACCCGTGCTATAGGCACACAGCTCCCACTGGTCCTTATGCTTTTCAAGGGTGACCATCTTAAAGGGCTCACGGCTCACCCCGTAAAGGTGCCTAGAGCCGTTTCCTGAGCCGGATCTCACCTCAGGCCAGGTGCTCTCTCCGGTGACTTCCTTGAGCCTTCTGAGCGCGTCTTGTTTGAATGCGGGGTCTTTAATGTCCAGATCCAGGCACATCAAATAGCCTTGATCAGCAATGTGGCTTGACTCGCCGAGCCGTACACCCACATTGAGACGCGGATTAAACTGGCTTTGAATTTCTTTCCACGTATGACGCGGCCCTTTTGTCCAACCATTTTCAAGGGGACGCTTCTCACGCTCATGCAAATAGATGAGAGAAAAGCCCGCATCATGCAGGCTTTTCAAATCAGATAATTTTAGACTCATGATTAGTTGCCTCGGACGAATTCGATGGAGGTCCCAAAATCTTGGGTGGTGAGATGACCTGCCGCGATCATAAGTTCCAAATAGTCAATTTTCAAAACGCCAGAGAGAATTCGAAGTACTTGAGGAGTGGGGTTGACGCCATGCTTTTCAGTAAACCCCGTTTCAATTTGGCTCACGTAGCTATTGGCGATTTTTCCTTTTGATTTCCGCTCAATGTCTCGCAGAGTCATGCCGGAATTTTTACGTGCAGTGCGCACGATGACGCTCAGTTTTCTTTTTCGCATATTCGTTCTTTCTTTCTTTCTTTTGGTGCTTAGATATAAAGAGCTAACTTCACTCGTTCTTTCAAGCACTACGCGCAAAAAATTTATTTTGCAAAAAGAAATGTTGACGACATTGCAAATTCAAATTAGGTTCGCCCTATCAACCATGGGCACACTGAGTTTTGAAAACGGAAAATTTTATTATTCAGCGAATACACATCGCGATCTTGCTGCGGTGAACGCTGGATTCAAGATGGATGACGCGGGAGCCTTTCGATGGGTAACGCGATCAGCGGCCAAGGCCGTCAAGCTCAGGCGGTTTGCAGACGAGAGTGGCGAGAGAAAATTAAAAAATACCTTTATCACCAGTCTCACGCCGCCTGAGTCAATTCAGTATCCCGATCATTTAGAGCCACGTTCCTGGCAAATGACCTCAGCCTGGCATGCACTCACACGCACACCGTCATTCATCGCAGACGAAGCAGGTTTAGGAAAGACCATTACAGCTTGCCTGTGTATGAATTCAGCGCCAGGGAAGGCGCTCATCATTTGCCCCCCATTTCTTAAGTACAATTGGGCCAATGAAATAAGTAAATGGGCTACGCCTCACACCACTTGTCCACTGCCTGCCATTGTTGAGGGGCCAGACGCCGACTTCAATCGGGGTATCGTCATTGTGCCTGATTCACTCATTGCGCGTAAAACTATTCAGGACGAAATTGCGAAACACTCATTCAAATGGCTTTTTGTAGATGAATTCCACCGTTTCAAAACTGAGGATGCCCAGCGCACCGTTGCGCTTTTAGGAGATGAGAACCATGAAGGAATTGTTAGCCGAGCAGAGCGCCTGGTTTTTATGTCCGGAACACCCATACCCAACGGAAGACCTATTGAATTGTTTGGGTTGCTCTCTCGCGTTGCACCTGAGGCGATGGGCTTCCGATGTCGTCAAACATACGGAAAAGACTTTTGTGCTGCAAAGCCAGTCACTCACTATGAAAGAGGGAAAGCTGTTGTTCACTGGGACTTTTCAGGAGCTTCGAACCTCAAACAACTCAGGAAAGAACTTAAAGCGAAATTCATGGTGCGGCATCTGAAAAAAGATGTTCTCACCGAGCTTGGCCCAAAGACTAGGCAAGTGGTGTTTTTGGATCGGCCAAAGCGTTTTGAAAAATTAGATCAGGCTTTGCTTCAGAACCGCACCATTGAAGAGCTTTTAGGCGAGAATTCAAATCTGGGTGACATTGCTACTTATCGAAAAGAATGCGGGCTAGCAAAGCTTCTACCGGCTGTTGCTTTCATTAAATCGTACCTCGATAATACTGACGAGAAGGTCGTGGTGTTTGCTCACCACATTTCAGTGGTGAATGAACTCCACCGCTATTTGGGCGAGTATGGTGCACTCAAAGTACAAGGCGGGATGACGGCCAAAGAAAAACAAGACGCTGTCACTCAGTTTCAATCCCGTGATGTGAACCGCGTGATTGTTGGAAACATTGATTCCATTGGTGTGGGTAACACTTTGACCAAAGCCCCCCGCGCCATCTTTGTTGAGGCGTCATGGAGTCCAGGAATTAACGAGCAAGCTGAGGACCGCATTCACCGCATCACACAAGACAAACACGTCTACATTCAATACTTGGTTTTAAGAGATAGCCTCGATGAGCGGATATTAAATCGAGTGCTTGAGAAAGAAAAACATATCCACGAAGCTCTGAATTGAAAGGAACGAAGAGTATGATCAACACACCTACACTATCGGTGACCATTAACGGAATTACAGCGGTTCAATTTGACGCCATTACTAAAATTTTGGACGGCTCGGGTGAACAAAAGACGACGCCTGCTGAGACAACTACCAAAACTCGTAAGACCAAAACGCGCACCACTCCTGAGAACACAGTCAGTGAGGATGAAGAAGAGAGCTTTGCAGAGAAAGAGCTGGATGAAGACGAGCTTGATGACGACGATTTAGAAACGACTGTCAGTTTTGCCACTCTTAAGAGAGCCATCAACACCTATGGTGAAAAAAATCCTGATCGCATGAAAGCCATTCTCTTGGGTTTCAATATGAAGACCACCAAGGAACTAGAGAAGCATCCTTCTAAGTGGGACGCAGTCTACACCAAAGTGATGGCTCGCTTGAACAAGAACTGATTTTTCCGTTCATAGAAACCACAAGGGCATGCTCCCTTTGTATTTCTGAGAGAGATGAAACGGAAAATGAGAGGCGGCTGGTACGCAACACGCTGTGAGCGCCAGCCGCCTTTTAAGAAAGAATAAAATGGAATCTAATAAAGAAGCCCTGCTTCAAAAAGACGAGGCCACCACCTTTATACTCGCAAGCTGCATGGTGACGACCTACCACGCTTTGCTTACCAAAGACGCAAAAGGCATTGCCACTATGATGAGACTGGTGGGTGAGATGTTCAAGCAAGATCCAGGCTTTCTGAAGCGCTTCAAAGCGGCTGAAAAGATGGTCATGGACACCTACAACGCTCATGCTGAAAGCTCAAACCCCCCGCCCTCACTCCTATGATGAATAATATAATGATCGATTTGGAAACATTAGGCTCAACACCCGGGTGTGCAATTCTCTCAATAGGGCTAACAGAATTTGACCCAGAGACTCAAGAGCTGGGTGCACAGTTTTATGCCAATATTGACCTTCAAAGTTGTCTCGATGTTGGTCTTTTTATCGAAAGCGAAACCTTTTATTGGTGGCTTGCACAGTCGCAAGAGTCGAAAATGGCACTTACTTTTAATCGTAGCGTCCTGGATTTGGCATTAGCTAATCTGAATTATTATTTTTCTCCCAATACAATTGTTTGGTCACATGGCTCATCATTTGATCTAGCCGTTTTATCTGCAGCTTACCGAGCTGTTGGGCGAAAGAAGCCTTGGGCTTTTAGAAATGAAAGGGACACGCGTACTGCTCTAGATCTAGCGGGTATGAAAATGCCTAAAATTCCTACTGCGCACCAGGCTCTTGAGGATGCGAAAAGCCAGGCTCACACCATTATGGCCGCATTACAAAAGTTGAAGGGCCTATGACATCCCGAGAACTCAGACACCTTTTTCAGAAGTACATGAAGGAGCCTGATAAGGACAAGGCTCATGCGAAGCTCAGTGCATCAGGCAGTGAGCGTTGGCTGAGTTGTCCGGGCTCGGTGAAACTAAGTGAGGGCATTCCAAGCGTGGATAATGAGCACTCAGTCAGGGGTACCCGCACCCATACGCTGCTTCAGTTCATGCTGGAAAATGAGCACTTCTCAGGCATGCTCACTCATCCAGTAGCTCAAGATTTTAAAGAGCACATTCAATTTGATGAAGCCATGTTTTATAACGCCCTCTTTGCGGCTCAAGAAGTGATTAAAGAGAAAGTCGCGCTTGAGAAACAAACAGGCCACCCCGTAGAGCTTTTGGTGGAAGAAAAGCTTGAGCTTGAGGGTGTGGGCTTTGGCACTGCCGACATCATTTTGTATCAACCCTTCGGCACTCTTCACGTGATGGACTATAAGAACGGGCAGAAAGCAGTTGAGCCCGAGCACAACACCCAAGGACTCTATTATGCGGTAGCGGCTGCCGATCGGTTTGGTTGGGATTTCTCACGCGCTACCATCACCATCATTCAGCCCAATGCGGTTCATTCAAGCGGGCCTGTAAGGTCATGGCGAACAACGCCTGAGATGCTTGAAAAGAAAAAGACCCTGTTTCAAAAAGGTGCAGCTCTCACCAAAAAGAAAGACGCGCCTCTTGTGGCCGATCCAAAATGGTGCTGGTTTTGTCAGGCTAGGCAGAAGTGTCCGCTTCAAATGAAAGCAAAAGAGAGCAAAATTATGGAGAGGTTTGCACCATGCTAAAGCTCACGCAAAATGAATTGATCACTCTTGAGCGTATTTTGTACCGGCACTACACGCTACTGAATAATGACCCAGATTTTCAAAGGCGCTTCACGGTGCCTGAGATCATTGAAACCCGGCAAGTCTATTTGAAAGTGTTTAACGCAACCACAAAACTGAAAGGAACGAAAAATGGCAAAAGTGAAAGCAAAGAAAAAGAAAAAACCATCCGTTGAGATGACTCTGTGGGGAGTCATTCTCTCTTATCCGGATCTTCATGATCCAAAGCCCTATAAAGGAAAAGTGTACTACCGCACCGATATGCTTTTGGAGCGGGATCATCCTCAGCTGAAGGAGCTTAGAAAAGCCATCAAGTCGATTAAGGTGCAAACTTGGGGTGAGGATGAATCGGAATATCCTGAGGGGCTCAAGAAATTCGTTCAGGATGGTAACGAGCGTGAAGACCAACCCACCTACAAAGACAAGTTCTTTGTGACGGCCTCCACTCAGACACCCGTTCCGGTGGTTGATTTGAAGGGTAAAGCCTTTAGCCCCCAAGCGGTGAAGGGCGGCATGTGGGCTAACGTCGCTATCAATATCTCGGCTTGGGAATTTGATGGGGATGAGGGAATCTCAATTTATCTCCAAGGTGTTCAAATCGATACTACCAAAGCAAGCCTCAATTTTGGTGGCGGCAGATCCGTCGCCAAAATGTTTGAGCGCGATAGCGTGGACGCTGACGATTCTGATGACGAGGAGATGGACACGCCTCGCGGCAAAGTGAAAATGAAAGACTTTGACGACGAAGACGAGGCACCTAAGTCAAAGAAGAAAAAAGCGGCCGATGACGAGGAATAAGGCTCTCTAGTATTCGTGCACCCATGCCCATGGACAAGCATGAAATGGAGAAGACCTGTGGCTCTGTAGGCGTTATGAACCTACAGAGCCACTTTCAATGGTGGGGAGTAGCCAAGTTGGTAAGGCTCGGTCCTGTTAAGACCGCTACCGTAGGTTCGAATCCTACCTCCCCAGCCATTAAAGGAGATACATTGTGGCACATGAATTTGGTTGTTTAATCTATATTTGCACCTGTAGAAAGAAAAAATGCTTGAAGCGGTCATCGATTATGAATCTCGTTCAAAAGCTGACCTGAAAGCAGTAGGAGCCATTAATTATGCCCGAGATGAATCCACATCTATTTTCTGTCTTGGATACCGCGTGGCTTGTGGTCCTTATCGGCTCTGGATTCCTGAGCGTGCTCCTATGCCGGAGGCTCTCTGGGCCGTGTTCAAAGCAGGTATTTTGGTTGCTCATAATGCTTCTTTCGAGCGTGCTATTACTCGTTACACGCTCACTCGTTATCCCCTCTTAACGAGTGAGCAAAAAGAAGTGCTGATCCGTATTCCCCCCTCTCGGTGGAGATGTACTGCTGCAAAGGCGGCGATGTGCCATTTGCCACGTAATCTTGAAGAAGCAGCTCAAGCGCTTGGCCTTCCCGTACAGAAAAACATGGAAGGAAACAGGCTCATTAAAAAATACTCGAAGCCTAGAAAGCCCTCCAAACATAACCCATCACCGTGGTGGACTGATAGGAGCGACTTAAGAAAGATCTATCGCTACTGCCTCACTGACGTGAAGGCGGAGTATGAGCTTCATATGGCTCTTCCTGATTTATCAGACAGCGAGCAAAAGATTTGGGAGCTTGATCAAAAGATTAATGACCGGGGTGTTCTCATTGACATTCCAACGGTGAAAATTATTTTGAATTTAATTCGTGAAGAAATGGAAAACATCACCCAAGGAGTGAATGAGTTAACGAATGGTGAGATCACCAGCGTTACCCAGACTGCAAAAGTGCTCCAGTGGGTCAATGAGCGCGGCGCTGATATGGAGAACCTACAGGCCGCCACCCTTCGGGACAAGCTCATGGAAGACAATTTAAGTGATGAGGTTCGCCAGATGCTGGAATTCCGGCAAGGCGGTTCCAAAACCTCCACGGCCAAATATCAGGCTATGCTTGAGGCAGTAGGAGATGACAATCGGGCGCGTGAGCTACTGCTCTATTGTGGTGCGAGTCCCACCGCTCGGTGGAGTGGAAAGCGCGTGCAACCTCAAAACATGGTAAGGGGCCATTTAAAATTTGAGGATGTAAAGAAAGTGATTCATGCCATCCAAGCTTGAGTGGATTAGAAAAAACTATGGCGATCCGATGAAAGTGTTCTCGTCTCTCACACGAGGCATGCTCACCCCCTCACCCGGATATGAACTCTTTTGTGCGGACTTTGCAGCGATTGAAGCGCGTGTTGCTTTTTGGGTGGCGGAGCATGAAGAGGGCGTGAAAGCGTTTCGAGAGAATAGAAAGCTCTATGAAGAGATGGCGGCTCATACGTTCGGGATGAATGCTGAGGACGTAAAAAAAGATAGTCTTGAGCGCTTTGTAGGCAAAAGCGCAACGCTCGGATGCCAATATGGTGTTGGCCCTGCCAAGTTTTTAAAGATGTGTCACCTCCAAGGAATGAAACAAGTCACCGACGATATTGCTAAAAAGGCAGTCTACACCTACCGAAAAGTACACCATCCCATTCCTACATTTTGGAAAGAAATTGAGGGTGCGGTTGTCTCGGCTATTCTGAATCCTGGTAGCCGTTATAACGTCACCAAGGTGCAAGTGTACATGCATGAGAACTTTCTCAATATCAGGCTACCTAGTGGCAGGCGTCTCAGGTATTTCAAGCCTAGAGTTTCTCAGAAGCAGCTAGCCGGTGGCCGAATGGTGCCACAAATTCACCACTGGGCAGTTGAGCTTCACCAATGGCAAGAAGTGGTGAGCTGGGGAGGGGTATTTACAAATCACTGTTTTTCAGCAGATACTTTGATATTGACAGAGCGTGGAGCGGTAGCTATTAAAGATATCAAAATTCAAGACCGGATTTTTGACGGCTTTGAATTTGTCCCCCACAGTGGAATTATATGCCAAGGAAAACAAAAAACCGGAAACTGGTTAGATATCCGAGTCACGCAAGACCACTTGATTCACGATGGAAACTCATGGCATCCCGTGATGTATTTGGACGAACGTATCACGCAAAAATGCCTAGACTACGGGCACGCTTTGGTAAACTCACAGTTATCAAATCCTGCGTTGGCAAGTATGCTAAATCCAAGTGTATTTGCGTCTGCGGAAAACAAGTTTGGGTACTTAATAGATCCCTTTTTAGGGGAGATTCTCGCGCATGCAGGAGTTGTGGTTTCAAAACAGGTGGGCTATCGCGCTCAAAAGCTAAAGGCTATTACCAAATTATTCCTGACAAAAGCATTAGGCAGATGTGGCTACTCCGATACACCCGAATGGTGGAGCGCTGTCACAATCCCAAACATCCGGCGTTCCACAACTATGGAGCAAGAGGCATACGGGTTTTTCCTGCTTGGAGAAAAGATAAAAAATTATTTCTTAAATACGCAAAAACTCTTGAAGGATGGAAAAATTCAACTCTCGACTTGGATAGAAAAAATAATTCAAGGGGATATGAGCCCGGCAATATTAGATGTGTCACTCGAAAACAAAATGCACGCAATCGACGAAATACTCGATGGGTTACCTATCGCTCAAAAAAAATCACTTTTAGTGAATTTTGGGAAACGTATTGCCCTGGCTGGAAAAGCCAAAATGCTATCCTTTGGCATCTTCAAAAAGGAAAAACAACTAAGCAAATTGTGGCAGTCTACCGGCGAGGAAGAGCGGGTATATGATATTCTAAACTGTGGTCCGCGTAGCCAATTTATTGTGCTTACTCCACATGGACCTGTGGTAGCTCATAATTGCGTGCAAGGTATATCCCGTGACTTAATGGCAAACGCCATGATGAACATTGAGAATGCAGGTTATCGGTTTCTTCTATCTGTTCATGATGAGGGCTTGTCTGAGCATGTGAAAGGCCGTGGAAGTGTTGAGGAATATGTGGGCCTCATGACCCAATTACCGGCTTGGGCTGAGGGATGCCCTGTAGTGGCTGAAGGATGGAAAGATGAGAGATACCGCAAAGGTTAATATGGCTGCATGCCTGATAAAATCGATGTGTTGCAAGCCCGCGTGAGGGGGACTAAAATGGATCAGGAGTTATTGAGATGTGCCCAGATTAATTTTGAAAATCTTGAGCAGTCGCGTCCCAACGTTGCCACAGACCCGTACTATCGCATTGCCAAAGCCCAGCTCGACGAGGCTTTAGGCGGGATGAAAACGGTTCAGCTCCTGAATGTTGAACGACTTTCGAAGCTGGACAATTATCTCCAACGACAAGTTAGCAATCATTTGATCACTCAGGCGGCTTCTGCAGTTTATCGGGTAGCGGTTTTCGAGATAAACTCGAACCTTGGTCGCACTCTTGGAATTCCGGACGCTCTTCCAGGAGAAGCCGGTGATATGAAATATCACTGGCGAGGAAAAGCCAGTTCGGTTCGGTTGGATATTCAACCAAACGGAGCCGCTGAGCTTTATTTTTTAAATAAACAGACTAACGAAGATTTCCTTGTCGAGTATCGAGTTGGCAGTCTTTCGGACAAAGTGGCGGGGATGGGCGTTCGCACTGTTATCCAGCAGATACATGCGTCGGAGGACTGATGCTTCAAAAGAAAGAGAGAAGTGAATGGATACCAAAGATTTTTTCAAAGATTATCAAACGGAACGTCAAAGAGCGAACATGGCGACGGAGATTTTGAAACACTGGCTTGCTGCCACTCCTACTGATGAAAGCGGAAACTATTGTCCGATCAATCAACCCCAAGCCTTCGCCGCGAGTGAGTTTCTGAAAAAGCATACCCGCACCAATGCCGAGCGTGCAACGGAGGATAAATGAATCCCATTGCCGAAGTATTGCTAACCGGACTCCTGGGTCTGCTTTGGTGCTATATTTGGATGAAAATCGGAGAACGATTTTAACGTATGCGTGAGAGGCCAATATGAAAATACCAAGAACACACTGTGGCAAGGGGCACGAATTCACAGAAAAGAACACGCAAATTTGGATGGGCAAACGCTACTGTCGTACTTGCAATGCAGCGAGAGAATTGAAAAGACGAAGAACTAAAGCGGATGGGCCAGTCAGATGTCTGAACACCAAGTGCCGTCATTCAAAAGGCTGGCATAGACAAGGAATTGGTGCGTGTTTAGAGTGCGCATGTTTAGGCTACGTAGGTGCCCCCAACCCCACCATCCTTGGTGAGGCCGGGAGCGTCGTTAGTGGATCAAGTGTGTCGTAGTAGTTTTATTGCGCGTCGGTTACTTATACTCCTTTTGCCCACCCACCATGAGTGGACAAGAAGAGTCTACCAGATCGTGCCCGCTGCTGGAATCGAACCAGCTCCCGTCTCGGTTACAGTGATCACGCGACAGCTCTACCAATGAGCCTTAAGCGGGCTTAGTCATTGTCTCACGCGTTGTGCTTCATCCAATAAAAAATAAGAGCCACGGCCAGAACGAACATGAAAGGGCTAAAAAGGAAGTCCATTAGGGCTTTATTTGCCGTGACACAATTTGAACGCGCTCAAGAATTTGGATTATGTTTTGCATCGCTTGAGTGGTTTGCTCATCACAACTTGCTTTCGAACAGAGCGATTCAATCTCAAGCTTGATATCACCAAAGGATTGTGCACTCATGCACACCATGCCAAATCGCAGAGCGGCCCATTGAGACTCGCTAATGTCGGTACTTCCTGGTGTAAATAGATGCACCTCTACTGCACCCAAGGCTCCCTCATCTACATAGAGGGGCTCATCTTTAATTTGGACAGCGCACCCACTAACTAGTGACGTTGCCATTATAATTGGCAAGAGCCATAGCAGCTGAGTCCATGTTAGCGCGAGCTTTTGAGATGGCATCGGTGTTCCCCCCGGCTTGAGCTTGCGAGAGCATGGCTTTAGCCAAATTGAAATTATTTTCCTCGACGGAAATTTGATCATTGATGACGAAAATTCCGGCTTGAGTGCCTAGAGCTTTTTGAACATATCCGAAATAAAACCCTAAGATGGATTCCCAGATTTGCTTTATAACAGGAAGACCCAGCCAAGGCTGATCAGTAATGAGAAGATTTTCGGCGAGGGTAAGTGCACCGCCTAATGCGGTATCTACGGCGTCGTAGGCTTCTTCGGCTGTTGTATCGGTGGGCGTTTGGGCCATAGGTGCCTATGAAGAAACCCTGCCACGTGTCCGGCAATGTACATGAGCCAATGACAATGGCAGGGTTCCTTAAGCAAGGTTTAAGCCTGAGCCGGGGCAACCGGAATTTTTGCAAGCAAACCAGCGAAAGCAGATTGAACAGCAGGTTGCACTGCCGGAAACACAACGGCTTCAATTTCAGAAGCAATTGCGCTTTTTGCAGAAAGTTGCTGAATTTCGGCAAACACTGCAGGCACCAAAGCTGATTCTAAAATTGCCAAATCAGCGGCTTCAAGTTTTTGTAGGACGGCTAAAAGTTGAGCATTCATTTTAATTTTCTCCTCGGTTTAAAGCCAATCATGCGACCGTTAATGTGAATTCGTCAACATTTTCTTGGAGGGCCATGAACTTTTCAAAAGCTACACGGCTGTCTAAAATGCAGCCCGTGCCTCGTTCAGAGCCCAAGAGCACACATCCCTCACTGTCATTGTTCGTGTTCCCGCAGTGAAAAAGGATACCTACATGTCCTGAGACACCTGTAATTTCAAAGGTGATGAACGGGTTTTTGCCGAGGAGGCAGTGCATTCCTCTCACGCACTTATAGATACCCGACGGGAGTTTAGGGGCGAAGTCTTTAAGCCCAACAGGATATGCGTGTTCAAGCGTGACACACACCAGAGTATTCTTTTCGTCTAATAGCTCACCAAAAGCCCCGTAGAGATCGATTCGATTGCGCTTAAGCGTCAGGTTCATTGATTCTGCTCCAGCTCAAACCGCAGGCGTTGGGCTTCAATTTCGGTGCGCTTACTGTCTGGAATGGCTAAATAAAGAGCGTGTACTTCCCAGCTCAGCTTTTTGAGTTTGTCTTCTTTGGCATAGCGGGCATCCGCCCAGCTTGCAAAACTTGCAAGAGCCGTGAGCCCCATAACGACAAGAATCCAGAATTGTATGGTGTCTGACTTCATGCCGAACTTGAGCACTTTGCCTCCTTCGTCTCAGTGGATTTGATGAATCGTGTAATTAAATCCGTTATTGCCACCGAAGGGACTCCCCACGTTGGTGTATCCTAAATTAAAGGTTCCCGAGGAATTGTTATAGCCCTGCATCTTAATGACCGTCGGGGAAGCCAAACTTGTAATATTGGTCATTCCGCAAAGATTGATTCCGAAAACTGAATTTGCACCAAACCCTCCCCAAGCGTTTACTGCTAGGACGTTGGTACCATCCGTCATATTCATCTGAGGAGAAGCAGCAGCACTGTTATACCCGACGGACGAAAAACAAACCTCATAAACACCCGTATTTGTCGGGGTGAAATTGATCCCGGCGTAGCTGTTTGATGTCGCTACGGTGCCGACATTACTGCTAAACCAGCTCGTAACGCCCGTTGAGCTACCGCTGAAATCTGTCATTGAGCTAGATGAAAGTGTCCAATAACCTGAAGCATGAACATAGCCTGCACCGTAAGTGTTTCCACCATTAGCAAGCGAGGTAACGGACATACTGGCTAAATTGTATGTCGCCGTTCCACCCCCTAAGGCAGCCCCATACATTTGAAATGTTTCAGTCGTGGATGCTGCATAATAATTTCCGCATCCACCTAAGGGATAAGTATCGTTAGCCGTTCCAGGACCCCCTCGCTGAGCGCCAACAATAGTAGTAATTGATCCGTCAACGAGTTGTGCCTGGCAAGCATCCGCGCCCACACTGTTGGAGCAATAGGCGGCGTAGCAGACGTTATAAAACCCGGTGGAGGGGAGCGTACAGGTGATACCCATGGCACCCGACGCGGCCGAGCAAGAGATATTTGAGACATTGCTATTGGCTGTGACAGAACCACTTAAACCACTGCTGATAACTCCCGCAGTGGTTCCGTTGGTGGCGGTAAGGGTAGAAGTACCACCCCAATTTGCGGGAGACATTCCTGCTGAAAGAGTAGTCCAAGAGGTAGTAGTGCCCCCCGTTGCAACGGATAGAACTTGCCCAGCGGTTCCAAGAGTACTTTGCCCGGTTCCGCCATTCTGCCATTTGACAGGTGCACCCTCGAATGTGGCAAAGCAAAGAGAGGAGAACAACAAGCCTGCTGCTAAAACATAAAACCTTTTCATGATTATCATTCTCCTCTCAAGCTTTTAATTATTCAACATCCCAAGCGCCGCTGACTGCACAGATTACTGGGAGCGAATCGCCAGGATAAAGTGTGTAGTTTGCGTTGCCATCAATGGTGTCGCTCCCATTTCCGGCCACAATAATGTTGTAGGAGTTAGAAGCCAGATTTTTCACTTCCACCTTACCCGTAGAAGACGAACTCGCGATATTGGCTCCGCTACAAGCGGGGAGCGTGTAGGTTTGGTTTGCCGTCAGCGCGGTTGCAGCTCTGACGTGGTAGTTCACACCAGGGATGGAGTAAGAGCCATTACCCCCGTTGACGATGGTGGGACCCACAACCGCACTGGTGCAGGAATAAACGCCCGAGCCGTTATCCGCCCAATATTGTCCGCTTGCGCAAACAGCACTGGGTGCTGTGACAGTCCAGTTCGTGGTGGTGGCACCTGCTTTAATTTGAAGGTTGCCCGAACTCGAACCCATGAGTTCGAGTACTTGGTCAAAAGAAGTTCCAAACGGCAGGGCCGCGGAGCCCACGTTTGCGCTTCCGGCACTTGCAGGTAGAAGCGACGTATTGATCGCTACAGCCGACAGATTGCTCAGAGCGGCGTTTGCCCCCGAGCTTGAGGGGCTGGTGCAGGAATAAACGCCCGAGCCGTTATCCGCCCAATATTGGCCGTTTGAGCAGACCGCGCTCGGAGCTGTCATCGTCCAGCTCGTGGTGGTGGCTCCCGCTTGAATGACAAAATGTCCACTGGACGAGCCCATGAGTTCAAGCCCGTTGGCAAAATCAGTTCCCCAAGGAAGAGCAGCCGAGCCTAAGTTCTCACCACCCGAGCTTGAAGGAAGCATCGAGGAGTTGATCGAGGTCGTTCCTAAATTGCTCAACGTGGTGTTGGCATAAGTGGGTGTAGTCCATGATCCCAGCGAGCTTGCACCGTTGGAGTAATAGAGCTGCCCTGAGGTTCCAGTGCCACCATTCTGAGTGGCAGAGGTTGAGGTAGTGCCGCCGACAATGATGCCATAGGCGGTTTCCGTATTGACACCAAGTCCCCCCTTCACTACGGGCAAAGGTTTCGCATCGTAATTTGCAAACGCTGTGGATGCCCACAATGCCGCCCATAAAAGCAAAGATATTTTCTTCATACATTCCCTTTCTAGTAGTTGAACCAATTACCGCCGACAGCACAGTAACGTTTTGAATCAAATTGATCCGCAATGATGTCAGACGACTGACCATCAATCGTCTGCATTGAAGTTGTACTGACGGCCACCGAATTGAGTCCAATATTTTTCACATCCACACACCACCCATTAGAGGCGGTCGCATTGGGAAGCACAATGGGGATGACACCCACGTTAGTATTCACGTTGATAATATTATCCACCGTCAATGTCGGAATTGAGTAGCCTGTTGAAACGGTGTTGGTAAAGCGCGGACCGCCGCTACCGCCTGAGATCGCGTTGATCTGAGCTTGGAGATTGGAGGTTGCCCCATGCACGTAAGAAAGCTCAGTTGCAGTTGTCACCGAGCTTGTGATGGTGCTGCTATTATCAAATGCGCATGCCTGATTTCCGAGCGGAGTCTGAGTCGGGATGTAGAGAATGCCTGGATTCGAGAGGGACAAACTGTTGTTATAGATGGACGTGAAAAAAGCAGGTCTAGGCGTATCCTCAGTTGCGAGTGCTCGCCAGGGAGTAAGCGCAAAAAGCAAAGTGAGGAGCAGAGCTTTAGATTTCATTTCTGTGATCCTCAATGTAGCGCGAGTTTCCATCCCATTGTAGCCACAGAACCGTGTCGGGATTCATCACAATCTCGCCAGAAAGCTTAATGTTGGCGGCATTGTTGAGGGTGATGGGATTAGATCCGACATTATAGATACACCAAAGCCAAGGGCCGTTATCGCCGGGATTTGGGATGACGGGCTGGACGAGCGGTCCAAGAGCCGCGGTGATGAAAGAGCGCTGAAAACGGTTCACAGGTGCCGCGATGGTGCCACCGTCTACCGCCACAGGCGAAAGAATTGTGCCTACATTCACCAAAGGTGGACCAGGAGGGCCGGGCACATACACCCGGATGGCACAACCCGTATTTCGATTATAGACGCTTGACATTTTTCCCCCTAGCTTGCCGGATAAAAGTTTGTGCCATCATAAGTGCAGCCAATTTGAATGGGTGATCCGTCGTTGCAGTAAAGATTGCTCACGTCTATCCAGGTGAAGTTGGGATCTATTACGTCCACGCTCGGATCGATGACTTGCGTGTTCACCACAGTTCCGGTTCCACTGCCTGGATTTGTCATGTCTATTTTCGCGTAGGTGTCGTTCATATCAGTTCCAATACTCTCCCATTACAAGCCCCTGAGTCCCTGAGCCGCCAGTCCATGCCGACGGGGATGTGGCGCTCGCAGTGCCGCCCCCGCCCCCTGCGCCATAGCCAGTCCCTGTGTTTCCGTTTGAAGATCCGCTTGGGGGATTTGGCACCGACCCTCCGCCGATTCCCATGAAACTATTTCCACCCACTGGGCCAACGCTTGCCGCGGTGGACACGGGGCACGCGCCTCCGGCCTGGCCTGGAATGCTGAGCGTGAAGTTTGAGCAAGTTCCGCCCGCGCCTCCCGCGGTAGAGTTTGCTTCCGGCCCAACCGCTCCGCCCCCGCCCCCCGTGGCAGAATAGGTTGTACTGCCAATCGTAATAGATGAGGTTCCGCCCGTGCCGCCGGCAGCTCCGCTTGCGGTAGTTCCGCCCGACCCAATCGCCATGGCGTAGGCTGTGTTTGCGGATAGTCCAGTGGTTTGCAAAATTCCAGTGCAACCCCCACCGCCTGCTGGAGAGTAGCCACGAGAGGCGGTTCCACCTCCGCCTCCACCGCCTCCGCCTACAACGGTGAATTTCCAGCGAGTCTGGGGAGTCGTATTGACTGGCGTCGTGAAGCTTGTCCCGCTCGTGTAAATAACAATTCCAGAGGTCGGAATGGTTTCAGCAAACCAGTTCGTTCCGTTGCTCGTGAGGGTCGTCCCGGCGTAGTTTGAGGCCAAGACAATTTGAGTCAGTCCGTTGATCGTCTCAGCTGAGTGCTGTTTGATCGTGACGTTGTATGTGCCTGCGGTGCCTGCGGAGTCAAAGAACGTGAGGGTTCGACCCTTTGTCGGGGCTGGAAGAGTGATCGCGATCGCATTGCTTGCTGAGTTCGTGTAGATGACGTTGTCAGTGGTTGAGCTGTCTACCGTGTAGGTGGACGACGAAACCGTGTTCGTCATCACGCTCAGACCGCCGTAGATCGTGCTCTGTGCTGTGCTCGTGGTATTGCCAACGGTGATTTGAGACGCGCTTGATTGGGTAACGTTCAACCCACCGGGTGCGATAATTCGGCCCGCATTCCCACCATCCCAAATGATTGGATCATTTTTCGTGATCGTCGCGCTTGCGAGATTTGCCCAAATACTAACTGCTACTAGGAATAGTAATTGCTTCATTTGTAAAATGTCATGTACGCATTGTTTGAGGTGATAGCAGAGCCGATTGCCTCAAAACCCACACAGTTTCCTGATGGGATTTGAAAATCGAAACTACCGCCGCCTGGGTTGATAATGATCGCATTTGAGCTTGTCGAGAGCGACCCGCAAGCGGACGCATAGGCTAAGTAGTACATGCCTCCTGAGTTGTCAAAAATTCCAATTTCATTGATCGTGGCGCTCGTGCTCGAAATAATTGTCGTAAATGCTGAGGTTGAAAGATTTGAACTTGAGTAGCTTTGAATGAACGTGCTCAGCACTCCGCGCCCGGTAGTGTATCCAATTGCACTCGAGCCAGCATTCAAAGCAAACGCAGTATTTCCAATCGATCCACCCGCCTGGAATGGGCTTCCAAGAGTGGTGTTAATTGTGGTGAGTGTCGAATTTCCAGTAGTTTGATTTGCGGCTGTCGCGGCACCATTGAGAGTGCCAAGATTCGCGGTGACTGATCCACCGGAATTTTGCATGGGGCTTCCAAGAGTTGAATTGATGGTGACAAGTTCAGAATTGGTGGCCGCACCATTCGGAAGAACAGGTGTGTTGTTAGGTGAGATCGCTACCACAAGAGCGGGATCACTTGCCACGGCGGTTGTTGATCCGGCTTTTACTGCCGCAACGTTTGACCCGTTATTGATTTCTGTTTGTTGGGTGCCATTGGTTTGATTTGCGGCTGTCGCGGCACCATTGAGTGTGCCTAAATTTGCTGTGACAGAGCCACCGGAATTTTGCATCGGACTTCCAAGCGTGGAATTAATCGTCACCAACTCTGCATTCGTAGCTGCGCCGTTTAGTGTTCCAAGATTTGCTGTGACTGATCCACCGGAGTTTTGCATGGGACTACCGAGGGTGGAATTAATTGTGACAAGCTCCGCGTTCGTCGCAGCACCATTGAGTGTTCCGAGGTTGAAAGTCGGAGTAGAAGCAAAAGCAGGCAACAGCCCAGATATGCCAAAAGAAGTATTACCAATGGAGCCCCCCGCCTGAAAAGGCGAACCTAAAGTTGAATTGATGGTGACAAGTTCAGAATTGGTGGCGGCTCCTGTAGGAAGAGGCAAAGACGCTGCACTGATTGCAACCGTGTTTCCCACCGAGATGGTTCCGCTGACAGGCTGAATGGACTGCCAAAACGTTCCGGTAACTGGATAAGTGGAGGGAAAATTCCCTACGTCAACAGAGTCAGTACCACTTGAAAGAGTCCAAGTACGGCCCACATTCCACACACCACTTTGAGCAGAATTGACATTGCCTGAGATAGTCCAAGGCGAGGTGTATTGACTCACGGGAAGCGGATTGGGCACGGTGACGGGAATACCCGCCTCAAGCTGAGAAAGAATTGAAGCAAGATTTCCACCCGTTTCTTTTGCGATGTTCGAATCAGTATTGATGAACGTGCGAAGCTCTTGAGAGCCCGTTACCTCAGCCGTATTGCCAGTAGTTCCACCTGTAATGATGGTTTGCGGTGAGTAGGTGGCAAATGCATTTTGAGCCAAAAGTAGAAGAAATAAAAATTTCATATGACTAACCACCCTAATGGAGTTGGTAGAAAAGTGACAGACTCATCGTCAAATTTTTCAAAAGCTTCGCTTGATTTTTGAATGAGGTCACTCCCGCTCGGGAGTACCGTGATCAGAAATCCGCTGTAATTTTGAATGTTGTAAGGCGTCCACATGCTACCCACAATCACGTCTGCAATTAAGGGAAGCTGTTGAGTGGTGGGGCCGGTCGCATTCACTACAGTAAAAACTTGTGTGACAGGAATGACTGTGGACTCAGTCACCACGTTACCAATTCCACCAAGCCCCGATGGGCCGGGCGGTCCTTGCTGGCCTTGAATGCCTTGTGGACCTTGAACACCCTGCGGACCTCGAATGTAGGTGGTGATGTCGCAGCCTTCACCATCTGCCCCACCAATCTCAAAAAAATCGGGTGATTCAGGCTCCTCACAACTGCAATTTTGATTACAGCCGAATCCGCTCATGAAAAGTTTTCCTGTGTAGCTTGAGGAGACACGTTAGCAATTCCTTGAAGAATTCGAGTGATGTTGCCGTTGGTGTCTTCCATTTTCACATCAAACACGAAAGGCGTTGTCCGTCTTAAACGCTGAAGCGGGTTTGCAATGGAGGTGACGATCTCATCAATTGTCGCCGCTGGCAGGCTCATGAGTACTTGGCCTGCGTTCAAAAATTGATCCTGAATGGCAAATGAAAATTCAGCCACCAAAGGACTTGTTGCCTCCGTCGTTGAGCGCATCTCGCCTAAGAATGAATAGCCTGTGAGATCAGTCGGACCACAATCACCGTCCACTTGAATGAGTAGACTAAAGTCCGCTCCTTGATCAATCACAAGTCCAAGATTCAATGTGCTCATGAATACGCCTCAGATTTTTATGATAAAATAGACATAGATGTTAATCGGGCGCGTTTCATCACCCCCCGTATTTTGAATAACTTGGCCGGAAGCGCAGGTTGCGGTGTAGCCGCCAGAAGGTCCTGATTCACCCATCACACCGGCTGCGGAATTTAAGTTTTGAGAAGTCAGTCCGCTGGATTGAGCCACCTCATGGCTATGCGCCTCAAATGCACTCGCTTGCACAGAGCCCACGTTATTAGCAGAGTTACCCCCGTTTACAGCAGTACGGCTTGAAGCATCAGGATCATTCGAGCTTGAGCCTGTAACACCGCGTGGAAACATCCCGCGAAAATCAGGAAGATTGAAAGTGCTAGAACCATCTCCCACACCGTTTGCGGTCCCGATTGCTGCAAATAAAGGGGCATAGGTGGTGCGACTCACAGCAGAGCCGTCACAAATGAGATAACCCGTAGGTGCGGTTGCCCCTCCACCCCACATAGTGATTGAGCCCGATGGGTTAGCGGAGAACGCAAGAGCCATGGTGGCTAGAAGCTCACTTTGATTTCCATCATCTAAAACGTTATTGCCGGTTTGGTTAGCCATGTACTGAGCCAGAGCCGCAGCAATAGAGGTGGCTTGACGGATGGCCTTGTTGTTGATTGCGGATCTGGCAATACCGGGTTGTTGGCCTGCCGCAGTCTGTGGATCGGTGAGATAGGTTGCTTGAGCTTCAACATTCGCACCAACGCCTGTTGCAAAAGGGACAAAATCATTCGTAACCATCTCACACTCTCCTGTTTAAAAATCGTAACACGTTTAAAAAGTTTCTCATCTTAAAACCCCGGCGGTTTTCCTTGAACGATAAAGGAAAACCGCCGAGGCAAAACTCTAGATTAAGGGCCTTAGAGTTTAAATTTTTCATGTGGGTAATATCTCCCGCGCCCATGAACTCGTATCCCATCCACCCAAAGATGAGCTGTCGCAATCCCACGCAAATAAAGGGTTTGTATCGACAGGCACAAAATATTCGGTGATCTCCACTCCTTCGGGTCTGAGAGGGAGGTAACCTCCCGTCAAAAGTGCCAGCGTCAAAGAATCAGGTACAGCGCCCTGAATGGCAACTGCAAAAGTCATGTTTTGATAATCCTGGTACATGAGAACGTACTGAGGAAAGAGCTGTGCAAAAATAGCATAGGCTCCTTCAGTGGTGCCGTCCCAGCTATTGGCCGCAATTTTTGCAAGAATCAAAGTAAGATAGGCACCATCAGGAAGCGAGATAATATCCGTAGGATTGTTTGGGTCTTGCCAGATGCCAAAATCCCAGCCATCCGACGCTTGATCATCCCAAGAGAAAAAGATGTCCGAAAAAGGGCTGTTGATGATGCGAGAGATTCCGGCCCATTGGCCTAAGATATCGAGTTGATTTCCAACAGGCGCTTGAGAGAGATCAAAAATAGGAATCATGGAATTTAATAAAGACTGAATTTGGACATATACCGCCACCGATGCAGCAATAACGGCCTGAAAATTAGGCTGCTCTTGGTATTCTGAGGTGATGTAGTTTTGATAAGTCTCTACTGTGTTTTCCACTTATAGCTCCACAAATGTGACGTTTGCAGTTGGATCACAAACCGCATCCTCGTTAAATAAGAGGTCAATATCTTGAACTGCAAGACCACCACCGTTATTAGAAAGCTCAATGCTCTCAATAATAAAAGAGCCCGCAGCTGAAGTGCCCGGCACGTAAGCCACAGCAAAAAGCTGAGAATAGCTGATACCATTAGCTGATCCACTGAGTGTGATACCGCCGATT